TGAAGAGGACCTCGACGCCATGACCGAAAAGTCCGCGGCAAAGCCCCGCGCCAAGAAGGCCGCCGCGCCCGCTATACCGCCGGGCAGCAACCACCCGGTCATCACCGACCCGAAGCTGGTCAAGCTGGCGGCCGAGTATGCCAAGGCCGCACCGGAGAAGAACCGGCTGGAAAAGTTCCTGAAGGACACGAAGCCGGTCCTGTTGCAGGCCATGGGTGAGGCGCCCGTGGCCTACGCCGGCAAGCATGTCCTGACCCGCGCCGAGGTTGCCGGCACGCCCGACACGGTGGGCGAGAAGATCACGCGCTCCATGGTCGGGCAGCACTTGCCGGGCAAGAAGGGCCGGCCGGCCTACACCACGCTCGAAGTCCGCTGATGCGAGAGCGCCTCTTGGCGCTGCTGGTCGCCGGCAACCTGCGCATCGCGCAATGCGCCGCTGCCGAACTCGGCTGGCAGCAGATCGCGCAGCACCGCTACCTCACGCCCGAAGGCGAAGAGGTGCAGGCGGTCGGTGATCGCTCCCACGGCCTGATCGGCCGCCCCATCGGCACCAAGGTTTATCTCGGCTACCGCTGGGAAATCCGGGATGACGCGCACGAGGTGCAGGGGCTGATAGAGGCGGGCCGGCTGGTCGAGGCGCAGCTTCCGGCATGGCGTTCGGCATGAAGCAGCCGCATCGCCAGCGGGCGAAGCTCAGCATGGCGAAGCCGCGCATCGCCACGCTGGACCTGCGCACGGCACGGCCGGCGCCGAAGGTGGCCGCATCCCACTACACCAGGCCCGAGCATCGCCAGTGGCGCGCCGAGGTGATCCGCCGGGCAGGCGGCCGATGCCAGGGCTGCGGCCGTGGCAACACCCGCCTCTTCGCGGACCACATCGTGGAGCTGAAGGACGGCGGCGCCCCACTGGCCCTGTCCAATGGCCAAGCCCTGTGCGGCTCCTGCCACAGTGCCAAGACAGCCCGCTCCAGGGCCGCCCGTCTCGCCACCCCTACGCCAGCCCCGCCCGAACCCTGACCGCCTCCAGCGGCCAGCCTGGGCCAAGGGCAGGCCGGTCTGGCCGGGCAGCCCCGCCCCGGCCCGGACCCCGCGCCCCCCCCTGGGGGGGGGTCCGATCCCTGGCGGGGGGAGGGGGGGGTGACCACACACGGGCGCATTCGGAGATTTTCGAGCCCTCTGCGGAGGCCGGGGGAAAACGCTAATGTCTCTCACGGAAAAGCAGCGCCGGTTCGTCAAAGCCTATCTCATTGAACCCAATGGGAAAAAGGCAGCGATCGCGGCCGGATACAGCCCCAAAGGGGCCGAGGTTCAGGCCTCGCGGATGTTAAGCCAGGCTAAGGTGCAGCAGGCCCTGGCCGAAGCCCGCAAAGCCGTCTCCATCGAGGCCGGAATCACCCCGGCCATGGTCATCGCGGAGCTGGCCAAGATCGGCTTCAGCGACATCCGCAAGGTCGTGAAGTGGATGTCGGACGTCCAGAAGATGGCCTTCGACCCGGATACGGGCGAGCCGGTGCTGGAGATCACTAACCGCATCGTGCTGGAGGACAGCGAGGGGCTGGACGAGGCCACGGCTGGCTCCATCGCGGAGGTGTCCATGACGAAGAGCGGCACCCTGAAGGTGAAGCTCTACGACAAGCGCGGCGCGCTGAACGACCTGGCGCAGATCCTCGGCATGAAGACCGCGCTACGGGCGCCGAAAGCGCCTGGTGTGCCGTCGCCGGATCCGCAGCCCTCCCCAGCAGCGCCCGATGCCCCAGAGGGCGGCGATAACGGCTGGGGCCAGCTGCTCAACTGACGGCCTGGGACCTGTCCTGCCCCGATTGGCAGGACCGCCTCCGCGCCGGCAGGAGCCTGATGCCGACATTGCCGCTGTGGGACGCCGAGGCGCGCCGGGCAGTGGCCATCTTCGACCGCCTGCGCATCCCGGACGTGCCAGGCGAGCCGACCTTCGCGGAGGCGGGGGGTGAATGGTTCCGGGAGATCGTCGCCGTCCTGTTTGGCTCGCTGGATCCGGCGACGAAAGAGCGGATGATCCGGGAGCTGCTGCTCCTGGTGCCGAAGAAAAACGCCAAGACCACCAACGGCGCCGGCTTGATGCTCACCGCGCTGCTGGTGAATCGCCGGCCGCGCGCGGAGTTCCTGCTGGTGGCGCCGACGCAGAAGGTGTCGGAGCTGGCCTTCAAGCAAGTGGCCGGCATGATCGACCTGGATCCGGTGCTGCGCACCGCCTGCCACGTCCAGGAACACCTGAAGAAGATCACCTTCAAGCGGACCAAGGCCACCCTGGAGGTGAAATCCTTCAGCCCGAAGGTGATGACCGGCGTGAAGCCGGCCGGGATCCTGGTGGACGAGCTGCATGTCATCGCCGAATCCGAAGATGCTGACCGCGTCATCGGCCAGCTGCGCGGCGGCATGGTGTCGCAGCCGGAGGCCTTCCTGGCTTTCATCACGACGCAGTCGGAGCGCCCCCCGAAGGGGGTTTTCAAGGCCGAGCTGGAGCGCGCACGGGCCATTCGGGACGGCAAGACCAGCGGCCGCATGCTGCCGATCCTCTACGAGTTCCCGCCGGCCATCGCCCTGACACAGAAGGTTGACGACGCTGAGCCGTATCCCTGGGAAGACACCAGACTCTGGCATATGGTCATGCCGAACAACGGCCGCTCCATCACGGTCGAGCGGCTGGCGGAAGACTACGAGACCGCGAAGCTGGCAGGCGTTGAGGAGCTGCTGCGCTGGGCCTCGCAGCATCTGAATATCGAGCTGGGCCTGGCGCTCCGCTCCGACCGCTGGGCCGGCGCCGACTGGTGGCTGCGGCGGGCGGATCCGGCGCTGACGCTCGAGGAGCTGCTGCGCCGCTCTGAGGTGGTCACCATCGGCATCGATGGCGGCGGCCTGGATGACTTGCTGGCCCTGGCGGTCTGCGGCCGCGAGCGCGGCACCAAGCGCTGGTTGCTCTGGGTCCGCGCCTGGGCGCATCCGGTGGTCTTTGAGCGCCGGAAGTCCATCGCGCCCGAGCTGCGCGACTTTGAGAAGCAGGGCCATTTGTCCGCGGTCAAATCCGTTGGCGAGGACCTGGCCGAGCTGATCAAGGTGGTCGAAACCGTCGATCAGAGCGGCAAGCTGCACAAGGTCGGGCTCGATCCCATGGGCGTCGGCGCCATTGTCGATGCCATGGCCGAGATCGGCGTGAAGGCCGACCGGGTGGAAGGCATCCCGCAGGGCTGGCAGCTCACCGGCGCCATCAAGACGGCCGAGCGAAAACTGGCCGATGACACGCTCAGCCATGGCGGCCAGCCGATCCTCGCCTGGGCCGTTGGGAATGCAAAGGTCACGCCTGCCGGCAACGCGGTGACCATCACCAAGCAGGTCAGCGGCTCCGCCAAGATCGACCCGATCCTGGCCGTCTTCGACGCCATCGCGCTCATGAGCCGCGATCCGGCGCCCCCACAACAGAAGCTGACGGCTTCGCAGATCTTTGGAGGACTGGCCTGATGGCCCGATGGTCCACACGGGCCGCCCCTGCGCCGCCGCGCGAACGGGTGGAGCCCAGCTTCACCCAACGGCCGGCCGCGCCGGAGCCCGCACAGGACACACGATCCGCACCGGCCTTCGATACCTGGCAGAACCTGCCGGCGTTCGCGCAGATGCGAACGGCGGCCGGCGTGCAGCTGACGGCGGATAGCCCGCTCACCCATGAGACGGTGCTGGCCTGCTACAACGTCATCGCCGAAGGCTGCGCGATGCTGCCGCTCTACCTCTTCCGGGAGCGCGGCAAGAAGCGCCGGCAGGTGACGGATCATCCGCTGTACGAGCTGCTGCTCAGCAGCCCGTGCCCACACATGACCGCCTTCCAGTTCTGGAAGCGGGTCATCTTCGAGAAGCTGCACCAGGGTAACCATTACTCCCTGATCGACCGCAACAGAGATGGGCGGGTGATCGCGCTCTGGCCGGTCGAGGGCGGGCTGTGCCAGCCCTTCTGGTATCAGGGCGAGGATGGCCGCTGGCGGCGCGCCTATCGCATCTCCGCGCCAGGCACGCCGCAGGCGGTGTTCCTGGAACATGAGGTGTTCCACATTCAGAACCAGCCCGTACTGCGCGGCGCGGATTACGGTCTGTTCGGCCTGTCCATCTGGCAGCTGCATCAGCAGGAGACGCTGGGCGGCGCGCTGGCCACCAACCAGTTCGCCCATTCCAGTTTCGCGAATGGCGCCAACCTTTCGGGCATGATTGCCGTCGAAGGGGTAGTGGACGAGGAAGCCGGCCGCGTGGCCCGGCAGATGGTGCGCGAAGCCTATGCCGGCTCCGGCAATTCGGGAAAGATCGGTGTGTTTGGCAGCAACGCCAAATTCTATCCGATCTCGCAGGACAGCCAGAAATCGCAGCTGCTGGAGACGCGGAAATACAACCGCTCCATCATCGCCGGCCTGCTGCGGGTGACGGCGCACCTGATCAATGACCTGGAGCGCGGCACCTTCAGCAACATCGAGCATCTCGACCTGGCGCACTACAAGCACTGCCTGCGGCCCCACCTGGTGGATACGCAGCAGACGGTGCTGAAGGACCTGCTCACCCCGGAAGAGCGGCTCGCCGGCTACTATGCCGACCACGACGAAAGCGAGCTGCTGCGCGGCGACCTGAAGACGCGCACCGAGTTCTGGGCGCAGGCGATTCAGAATGGCATCGCCACGCCGAACGAGGCGCGGGCCGACTTCAACCTGCCCCCGGTCGCAGGGGGCGACAAGCTCTTCATCAACGGCGCCTCGGTGCCGCTGGAGCTGGCCGCAGCCGGGCAGACCCCGGCGGCGCGGATCAACCAGCCCCCAGCGCAGCAGACCGATCCGCCCAAGGAACCCAGCAATGGATCCTGATACCGAAACGCCTGCCTCGCTGGAGCTGCGCTTTGTCGAGGTGGACGTTCGCGCGAGCGCGAACGCTGACGGCGAGACCGTGCGGCGCATCGAGGGCCTGGCGGCGCCCTACCAGGCCAAGACGCGGATCCGCGCCTGGGGCGGCCATGAGTTCGAGGAAGCGCTGGAACCCGGCGTGTTCGGTGAGACACTGCGCTCCGGCGCGGATGTGCGCCTGCTGCTGGAGCATGATTCCCGCGCCCTGCTGGCCCGCACCAAGGCCGGCAATTTGCGGCTCCGCGACACGCCGCGCGGCTTGGAGTTCGAGGCGGATCTGCCCGACACCCAGCTGGCGCGCGACGTGCTGGAGAACATCCGGGCGAAGAATTACCCGGGCATGTCGTTCGGCTTCGTGCCGAAGGAGATGGCACGGGCCTATGAGCCCAACGGCCGACTGCGCAGCGTCATCCACCGCGCCGCGACCCTGCGGGAGATCTCCGTGGTCGCGCTGCCGGCCTACGCGAAAACCTCCGTCGCCATGCGCTCCATCCTGACGGCCGCGCCGCCCGCCGATCCGGCAGAGGCGCTGGCCCTGCGGGCACGCCTCGCGCGGCTGCGCGCCTGATACGCCACGCCGGGCGGCGAAACCCCGGCACCCTGACAAGGAATCACCCATGAAGCTCGGTCGTTTGACCCGCGTGCTGGCGGCGCTGTGCCTGTTCGCCGCCGCTCTCCTGTTCCTCACCCCCGGCCACGCCTCGGCCGCCGTGCTGCCGCTCTCCAGCGCCCTAACGGAGATCAGCCCGGACGGCCTGGCGCTCTCCCTGCTGGGCGCCCTCGGCGGCACCATCACCCTGGCCGGCCTGCGCGAGAAGCGCAGCCAGCTCTTCGATGAAATGGACACCATCACCCGCTCTGAGCTGACGGACGAGACGCGGGCGCGCTTCGACGCCATCGAGGAGGAGGTGCGCGGGCTCGATGCCGACATCGCCCGCCTGGAACGCGCCGAGGAGCGGCAGCGCGAGCGCGCCCGCAGCCAGGCGCCCCACCCGACGCCGCTGCCCGGCAACGTCCCGGCCGCGCCGGCCGCGAGCCGCGATCTGGGCTGGGAGTTCGGCGCCTTTGTGCGCAGCTACGCGCAGTCGCAGATGCTCTTCCGGGCGGATCAGCGCATCGTCTCTCCGGTGGAGATCGCCGCAGAGGCCTATGGCGAGCAGCATCCGGTGACCCTGGAGCTGGCCCGCGCGCAGACCCGCGCCCAGACCGCCAGCGACAACGCCTCCGGCGGCTTCCTGGTGGCACCGGCTTACGCCAGCGAGATCTTCCGCCTGTACGGCCCGAAGACCATCGTGCGGAAGCGGGCGCGGGTGGTGCCGGGCAATGCCACCTATCTGCGCGGCAAGAGCGGCGCCTCGGTCGGCTATGTCGGTGAAAACGAGCAGGGCAAGACGACCGGCGTGACCTTCGGCACCATCGACATGACGGAGAAGGATATCTCCGCCGTGCTGCCGATCTCGCTGAAGCTGCTGCGCAACGCCAACACCGTCGCCATCGAGGGCTATTGCCGCGATGAGATGGCCCGCGCAGCCTCCGAGTTCGAGGACCTGAAGTGCCTTTACGGCACGGGCACCGGCAAGGAGGTGAAGGGCTACGCCGCCTCTATTCCGGACACCCAAAAGTTTGCCGCGGTCAACAAGGCCGCGCCGACCAACCAGGAGGTGCGCGCGGATCTGCGCAAGGTGCTGAAGGCGCTGGTGCTGAAGAACGTGCCGATCGCCGGCAACGATCCCTGCTGGTTCATGAACGATGCGGTGCTGATGTACCTGCAGGATCTCTACCAGGGTGACCTGAAGGCGTTCCCCACGCTGGAAGGCCCGAATCCGATGCTGATGGGCCACCCGGTCGATACCTCCACCCAGATCACCGGCCCGGCCGGCAATGGTGGCGATATCTTCTTCGGGGCGCACAAGTTCGCCATGATCGCAGACAGCGTCACCATGCGCCTGTCCACCTCGGACCAGGCCACCATCGTGGATGCCAACGGCAAGCCCATCAATCTGTGGGCGCAGGGCATGATGGCCATCAAGCTCGACATGAGCCACGACTTCGCCCTGCAGGACGAAAACGCCTTCGCCATGCTGACCGATGTGAAGTGGGGCCAGTAAGCCCCTCTGCCTGATCGCTGACGGAGCGGCGCCTGCGGGCGCCGTTCTGCGTTCTGCTCCCTCCTTCGAGGATCCTTCCCCCCGATGAAGACCACCGCTCTCGGCCGCGATGATGCGGCCTTGCTCACCCCTGCCTTTGCCGCCGCCGAGACCGCTGTGACGGCCGGCGGGGCAGGCGACAACACCGAGGTCACCACGGCCGCGCTGGATCTGCGCGACCAGTTCGGCACGCTGCGCTTCACCAGCCTGACCTTGGTGCTGGCGGCCACGGCCACCCTCACCGCCGGCCAGTCCCTGGCGCTGAAGGCTGCGCGCTTCCAGCATTCCGATGACGGCACCAGCTGGTCGGATGTGAAGGACGGCGTCACGCTTCCTCCCATCGCCGGCACCGGCACGGTGACGGGCGCGGCGAAGCTCGGCTGCAATCTGGTCGAAGCCAAGCGCTTCGTGCGCGCAAAGTTCACCCCCGACCTGTCCGCCAGCGGCACCGATACCGCCAAGGTGGGCGCCGCCTTCGTCCTGTCCGGCCCGTCGCGCATCTGATGCTGACGGTGGTCACCCCGGCCAGCTCCAGCGCGCTGGTGTCGCTGGAGGTGGCCAAATCCGAGCTGGAGATCCCGGCTGACGACACTAGCCAGGACGAGAAGCTGCGGCGCGCCATTGCCCGCGCCTCGGCCATGATCGCCCGCCACTGCAACCGCGTCTTCGCGCGCGAGCAGCTGCGCCAGACCTTCCGGCCGATGACGTCAGACGCGCTGCTCCTGGCGCGCAGCCCTGCGACCGTCACGGCCGTGACCAGCGATGGCCAGCCCCTGACGGGCGAGGAATGGGAGCTGGATCAGTGCCTGCTGTACCGCCTGCGGGGCGGCTGCCGCATTCCCTGGTTCGGCCGGGTGGTGGTGGTGGACTATGCCGCCGGCTACCGCATGCCGGAGGGGCCGCAGGAGAACGAAGCCCCCGAGCTGCCGCTGGATCTGGAGCAGGCCTGCCTGCAGCTGCTGACCTTTCTGCGGGAGAGCGCCGGCCGCGACCCGATGCTGCGCTCGCTCTCGGTACCGGAAGCCATCTCGCAGTCCTGGCTGGATCCGCGCGCGGGCGCCGCCCAGCTGCCGCCCCAGGTGGCCGAGGCCGTCGCACCCTATGTGCGGCATGTCTTCGCATGAGGCTGGCGGAGCGCATTGCCCGCGACGCGGCGCGCATCACCGCCCGCGAAGGCCAGCGCCTGGTGCTGCGCCGGCCGCTGACGGAACCGCCGGCTACGCCGAACGCGGAGTGGGGCGCCATGCCGTGGGGGCAATTTCCCTGGGATGGCCGCCAACCCTTTACCGACCTGGTCTGTCGGGGCTTCGTTTCCGGCGCCGTGCCGGTCCAGCTGCATGGCGCAGTCTGGCAGATCCAGCGGCGCATCCGCATCAGCGATGCCGAGATCCACGGCAAGCGCTGGCCCGGCCCGCCGCGCCGTGACGACATCGTGGTGCTGGCCGATGGGCAGCAGTTCAGCGTGCTCGATTGCGACACGCGCGGCCTGGCCGGCATCCCCACCATGCACATTCTGACCGTGCTGGGAGGCACCGGATGAGCAGCCCGACACCCTGGGCCGAGATGCGCCGCCGCCTGGAGGCGGCCCAGCAGACCGGCCGCCTGCCCATGATCCAGTGGCCCAACGAGACGTTCATCCGCCCGACCGCCCAGCCCTTCCTGGAAGTGGAAGGCATCGGCAACATCGCCGAGCCGGTCGAGATGGGCCGCAACGGCCAGTGGAACGAGGACGGCACCCTGCATGTGCAGGTCTATGTGCCGCGCGGCACCGGCAGCACCCTGGCGCGCGAGATCGCGGAGCGTGTGGTGCGGCTCTTCCGGGGGGCGTGCGAAGGCCCGGTCGTCTATCGCCGCACCAGCATCGGCGCGGGCGAGAAGGAGACCGAGGGCACCGGCATGTGGTGGCGCCTGCCGGTCTACATCGACTGGGAATACCAGGATCGCCCCACCTCTGACGGGGCATGAGCAGGGCGCCTTCGGGCGCCCTTTCTGATTCCGGCGCCGCTGGCGCCATCTCCACAAGGAAATCCTCCATGGCGAGTGTCACTGGCGGCCAGGCGGCGGTCGAGACGACCGACGTCCTGCTCTCCTATGGCGTCGAGACGGCCTGGGGCACCAAGCCCGCCGGCAACTTCAAGGCGCTCCGCATCACGGGCGAAAGCCTCACCAGCCAGAAGCAGCGGTCCCGCCCCTCCGAAATCACCCGCGTGCGCCAGGTCGCGAAGAGCGTCACCCAGCAGAAGAACGCTTCCGGCGGCTTCAACTTCGCGCTCAGCTTCGGCACCTTCGACGATGTCTTCGCGGCCTTGCTGGGCAGCACCTGGACGGCGGCACTGGCGATCAATGGCGCCGCCGCCGACATTTCCGCAGTCGCCAGCGGCAACAAGCTGACCAGCACCACGGCGAACAAATTCACCACCGTGCAGGTGGGCCAGTGGATCCGGCTGCTCGGTTTCTCCGCCAATGGCGGCGCGAACAACGGCCTCTACCGCGTCACCGCCAAGACCAACACCGAGCTGACCCTGGCCGGTAAGACCCTGGTCGATGAAACGCCGGCCGGCACCAACGCCAAGATCCGTGGCTCCATGCTGCGGAACGACAACGAGATGCAGAGCCTCTTCATCCAGAAGCAGCTCGGCTCGGCCGGCTTTCTGCACTACCCCGGCGCGCTGGTGAACAGCGGCTCGCTGAGCGGCGGCATCGGCAATTTCTTCTCCGGCTCGTTCGGTTTCCTGGCGAAGGATGAGGTCTATTCGGCCACCACGGCCGCCACGGTGACCGATGCGCCCACCGGCGGCTTCCATGACGCGGTGGCCTCCTTCGGCGGCTGCTGGCTGGATGACGCGCCGCTGAACGCCGGGCTGCAGAACGCGACGTGCGAGCTGACCCGCGAGGGCGCGGCCATGGACTACGCCATGGGCTCCGCCGCCGCGCAGGGCGCCCGCTGGGGCCAGCTGGGCTCGAATGGCCGTCTGGAGCTGTTCTTCAAGGACTTCGATCTCTGGCGCAACCGCTATGACACCGAGCTGCAGGGCCGTCTGGCCTGGGCGACGTTCGACGACAGCGGCAACGCCTATGTTGTCGAGCAGCTGGGCGCGGTGCTGACCAACCCGACCATCCAGGCGGGCGGCCCGAACCAGGCTGTGGTGGCAGCCTACACCGTCGAGGGCAATCCCTCGCAGGACGCCATCAACCGCACCATCGCCATCCACAAGCTGCCTGCGATCTGAAACCGCCTAGTCAGAAGGGGATATCTTGGTCCCCTTCAAAGGGCGACGACGATGGCTTTATTGCACCGGCAGGAAGTTGAGTATTGCTAACGACGAAAAGGTTGAGAATATCGTCCCGATCCATAAACATTATTCGGCTTCTTTTCGTGGCATCTAAATTACGCCCAAGCCACCATCTTGCCGACTTAGTTATTTCACCGCCAGCAACGATAAATGCGTGATCCACTAAAACGCTGCGGTTAAGTTCATGATCAAATATTTCGCTATCAAGCATCATCAAAACTTGATTGTGGATTACTGCAATATTTGTATTGGTCCCGCCCCGGTTCCCGCTGTCTGCTGAGGCATCCAGTTTCCCCTTCTTTGCTTGGATGCCAAAGTAGAGCATGTGCTGGCTGGGGAGCGAAAATCGCATCCAGACGTCTTTCCCATGCTCAAGGTTCTTGTCCTTATGGCCGGCGGGGGTGATGCGATGATACCCGAGTTGTCGAAGCAGTGGCAGCAGTACTTCTTCGATTAGATCGTCTTCAGAGCAGGAATCTAAATAAGCAGAAAGCAGCTGCCTCTTCTTCAATTCTGCTGGGGTGAAGGGGCGGTGTGGATTGGGTTTTTCTGATACAGTCCGAGAGGCAATATGCCTAACGTAGAGATTGTCATCATCTCCATAGAAGGCTTCGAAACCCTCGCGGCCCAACGGATCGTTCAAGCTGGCAAGCGCAGCAGATCTGTCTTGATCTCCATCCTGCGCATCCCGCTTATCCATAAGTAAGCGCAAGAGATTTACGAATCTATCTGGCAAGCAGTTGGGGGCAGGAGGGGCATCCTCTAGTAGCGCCTCCAAGACACCAGCTGTCCATGCCCAACGCGTGGTTCCATCATGGACATAATCGAGATCACAGTCCTCCATGAACTCGGTGATGTATGAGCTAGATCGCCGAATGAAGTGGGGCACGTCACCGATTACCATGTCAGCGATGGCACGAAGGTTACGCTGCTTGAATTTCATGATCAGCTCTGATTTCCATCATACATTCTAGGCATGATTCCTTAAACGGACCAAGATTCAACCTGATCTGTTTATCTGACCGGAGAGGCAGGGGCGTCTATCGCCAGTTCCCCTGCCTCTCCATTCAGGTAGCTCAGCACAACGTCTTCATCTGCCGACTGCAGCGTGCCGCTTTAGGCGACGCTAGGGACTGCCGCCGCTGGCGGGCCGGTCGCAGCCTCTTATTCCACATCCCGCCAGGACATCCAAACATGGCCGATATCGCCTCTTTCCGCCGCAACGTCGACGCCGCCAAGGCCGGCGTGATCGTCACCACCGGCCCCGAGTGGGACAACATGAAGCTGCGCGTGCGTCCCCAGAACGAAGCGTTTGACGACGCGCTGGCCCGCGCCAAGAGCGACCTGGTGCGCCAGGCCCGTTCCGAAGGCCGCCTGAAGCCGCGCGAGGGCTACGAGCAGCTGCCGATCTCCGAGCGCCAGGCGCTGGGCAACCGCGTCTGCCTGGAGCAGCTCTTCGTGGAGCCGGTCGAGGTGACCATGGGCGGCGTGCCGGTCACGGCCGCGCAGTATCGCGAGCTGGCGCAGACGGCGGAATTTGCCGACCTGATGGACGCCGTGTGGGCCGCCGTCGAGATCGCCACGTCGCAGCGCCGCGTCCAGGTGGAGACCGCCAAGGGAAACTCCTCCCCGCCCTCCAACGACACCTCGAATGGAGCGGCTCTTCCCGCCTGATCGCGGCGCTCGCGGAGGAGGATGCGCCCCAGTTGCCGGAGCCGGATCCCGAATGGGTCTGGCTCTGGCGCGCCTGGCATCGCCTGCACCGCGAGCGGGAATGGCTGCCCTCCGGCATGGGCGGCGCCGTGCCGCGCCCCATCGCCCGCCGCGCCCTGGCCGAGCTGGCTCAGGAAGACGGGCTGCATGAGGAAGAGGCCGCCCTGCTGGTGGTGCTGGTGGCCGAGATGGATGGCGTGTTCTTCGACCACCAGGAGCAGCTGAGCAAGCGAGCCGCCGAGGAGGCGAAGCGCCGCCGATGATGACACCCCAGCAGTTCAACCGCGCCCTCGCCATCCAGATCGAGCGCGACCTGGCCCCGGCCGAGATCACCCGGCGCTTTGTCGAGGGCGCCCGGCGCGACGTGCAGCGGCGCATCGCCACGGGCGAGGTGCCGCGCCAGTTCATCCGCTACATCGACGGCCAGGCCCATGCGGAGGATTCCGCGGCAAAGCCCGAAAGCGTCATTCTCTACCGCTTCAACGCGCTGGCCGAGGCGGCACGCCTGGCCCTGCTGGAGCTGTATCGCCGCGCGCCGGTCTGGAGCGGCGCCTATCGTCGCAGCTTCTTCCTCGGCATCAGCCGGGACGGCGGCGGCGGGCGCTATATTCCGGCGGCGGACTTCAGCCCCCGCACGATGAGCGCGGATGCCACCGAGATCATCATCGGCAACACCCAGCCCTACAACCGCAAGGTGGATGTGCAGCGAGAGGGCCAGCGGGCGCTGAAGTTCAGCGTGCCGCCGAATCTCTACGGGGAGAGCGCGGCCGTGGTGCGGCGCCGCTTCCCGGCTGTGAACGTGCGGGCCGTCTACTCGGTCGATTTCCCCAACCAGTACGTGCTGAAGACCGGCCCCCGCGCGGGAAAGCGCGTCCACAGCCCCGCCATCATCCTCACGGCCCGGAGTTAGCCCATGGTCGATCTTGCCTACCGCGCCAGCATGCAGGATGGCGTCTCCGCCACGGCCAAGCGCATCACGCAGTCCGCGAAAGAGATGGGGCAGGCGGTCGGTGCCTCCGGCGAAGCCGTCGAACAGAGTTCGGAAAAGGTCCGCCGCTCGCTGCCGACTTTCGAGACCCTGAGCCGGCGTTACGACGACAACGCCCGCGCGGCGGCTGCCCGTGCCAAGGCGGACCGGGATCTCGCCCGCGCTACGGAAGCGGCCAATGCGGAGGTGGCCAAGGGGCTGGTGACCCGCGAGCAGGCCGACAAGCTGATCGAAGCCGCCCGCGTCAAGACCGCCGCTTATGTCGCTGGGGTCGAGCGACAGCTTGCTGCCGAGCAGCGCCGCAATGCCGCGCTGAACGACAACACCACCAACCTGACCGTGCAGGCGCGAGCCCTATCGGAGTTCACTTCCGCCGAGCAGCGCCGCAACGCTGCGCTCAGCGGCAGCAGTACCAACCTGACGGTGCAGGCCCGCGCGCTGTCGGACTTTGGCGCGGCGAATGACAATGTGGCCGGCCGCATGCAGCGGCTGGGCTACATCGCCGGCCAGGCCGGTTTCCAGATCCAGGACTTTGCCGTGCAGGTGGCCGGTGGGCAGAATGCGATGATCGCATTTGCCCAACAGGCGCCGCAGCTGCTGGGTATCTTTGGTACGGCCGGCGCCATCGCGGGCGCGACGGTCGCCATCGGCGCCATCACCGCCAATCTGATCATGGGCGGCGATGCGTCCAAGCGGTTTACGGCTGCGATAGACCAGCAGGAAGCAGGCCTCCGCCGTGCGACCGCAGCGGCCGACCGCTGGCGGGAAGGCCTGTCTCAGGAAGCAGCGCAGGTCCAAAGCCTGACCACTTACTACCAGAGCCTGTCTGACGGCCGCCGGCAGTATGAAATGCTGATTGCCCAGCGGGACGAGGCGCAGCTGAACAGCGTCCGTCAGGAGTTCTCGAACACCGTTACAGGATCTTTGCAGCGCCAAATGGAGATATGGCGCGCCCAAATTGCCGATTTTGCCGGCATGGCCAACCTGTATCCGGCAGGCTCGCAAGAGCGGGATATGATTCTCGCCATGCCTGACCTGGAGCGCCTGCGGAGCCGCTACGCCCAGGCCGAAGAGATGGTGCGCGAATTCAATGTCACGATGGCCCAGGGCAGCGGCGACGCCGTCGAAGCATCCTCCAGGTTGACGCATGGCTTGCGCGAACTGGCGGAAACGGCCGACACGCGAACGGCCCGCGCTCTGATCGCCATGGCGGATGAGATCGTCAAGCTGAACCCGCAGGCGACCGATTTGGCAAAAGCCGGTCTGGAGCTGGAGCAGCGGCTACAGGCTCTCGGTCTCAAGGCTCAGGCCGCTCAGGAAGGTATGGCGGCGTTAGGCGTAGCCACCGAACGGGCGCGCCTCAATCTGCAAGATCTGCAGCGCATGTCTGACAGGACACTGACGGCCCCAGCCCGTGCGCTGGCCACCTCGCAGCGCTTGCTGGAAACCTTGCGGACGCAGGGCGTCGAAGCCGCCGAAGCTCTTCAACGCCAGATTGTCGCGGAAGAAACCCTGGAAGATCGCGTGCAGGCGCAGTTGCGCGCGCGCGAGGACGTTATTCGGGCGACGGCCAAGGGCGCCGCAGAGCATCTGAGACTGCAGGGCAATCAGGAGGAGGCGACCCGACGCCTGAGCGAGGTCGAGGCGCAGATCCTGGCTGATCGGCAGTCGAATGAAGAGCAGATTCGACGCGATATCGCGCTGACAGACGAAAACCAGGAGACCTTTCACAAGGAGCGTATCCGGCGCCAACAGGCCGATGCCGAGGCGGCGCGTAACGCCTCGGCTGCGCGCCGCCAGGCGCTGCGGGACGAGGCCGATGAGGCACGGTCCCTGGCGCGGATCTACGACACGCTGCGGCTCGACGGCAATACCGGCCTGCTCTACGGCAGCGAAGCGGACGGCAAGGCAGCGCAAGAGATCCAGCGTGCCCTGAAAGGGTCGATGTTCGATCCGACCGTGCGGAAGCGTGCGCAAGACGAGATCGAGCGGGATCTGCGCGCGTCGCAGGAGCGGCAAGAGCGGCTCATCGAGCGCAGTGTAGACTCTGTCGTGGACTACTCCGCCGACACTTTCGCGGATCTGTTCGACAAGAACGGCACCGGCTGGGCGGGCATGCTCGACACCTTCGAGACCACCTTCCGCCGCACCATGGCGCGTATCGCGGCCGAGGCCATCATTCGCCCCATCATCTCGCCCATTATGGGCTCGGTGATCGGCGGTGTCGGAGGCTCGGCCGGCAGCGCCGGCCAGGCGGCCAGCGGGGCAACCGGCGTCCTCGGCAATATGAGCATGCCCAACTATGCTGATATTGGCCTGAAGCTGTCGGGTGGGGCGCCTATGGGTGCCACCGGCTTCTCGTGGCTGGATAGCGCGCTCAACTCGAATGTCGCGGTCTTCGGGACCGCGCCAGAAGGGTGGTCCGCCGGCATGTACGGCCCTTACAGTGCCGCCAATCCCTCCGCCAGCCTTTCCAGCATCTCGACGGGGCAGGCGCTTGCGGGCGGCCTCTCCATCGCGGGTGGCTTGTACGGGATCTACCAGGGCGCCCAGATCGGCGGCGCCAAGGGCTGGGCCACGAGCGGCGCCGGCCTGGCGGGCGTGGTGGGCGGCGGTGCAGGCCTGATGAGCGCGGCCGGCGTCGGCGGCGCGGCCATGGCCGGCATCGCGACCGTCGCGCCGTACGCGGCGGCCGTGCTGGCCATCGCCTCGCTGTTCCTGGACGGCCAAAAGCCGTCCGACCGCACGGGTGTCTATCGGGGCAATTTGCACCACGACACCAGCGAAGTGGATGGCCTGAACGGCGACCGCTACAGCCAGCAGAACCGCGACCGCGCGCAGCAGATTGGCGAACAGGTCAAAACCCTGGGCACCACGCTGAAGGATGCGCTCGGCGTCTCCGAGATCCCGTTCAATTACGAGATCGCGGTGGGTGACCGCGACGGCATGACCGCCTCCTATGGCGGCCGGGTGCGACGCTACTCGGCCGATGAGGCGGGCTCGCAGCAGCTCGTGCAGGAAATCACGCTGGCGCTGGTGGAGAGCATGCGCGGCCTGACCTCGGCCGAGGTGCAGAGCGTGGTCAACGCCAGCGGCAGTGACGTGGAAGCGATGCTGAACAACCTCGATTGGTACAACAACACCTACAAGGTGATGGTGGCCGAGAGCGAGACGCCGAAGACGCAGTGGCAGCAGCAGATGGACGCGATCCTGGCGCCCATCGATGCCGCCAAGGAGAAGGCGCGCGAGCTGGGGATCAGTGAGGACAAGCTCAACGAGGTCCGCGCCAAGGCCATCCAGACCCTGGAAGACCAGCGCCAGGAGACGCTCAAGGCCATCGCCCTGAGCGACGAACAGCGCCAGGCGGTTGCCACGGGCGGCGATGCGCAGCTGCAGCAGCTGCAACTCCGGCAATTCCACACGGCCGCCGACGCCGAGGTGAAGGCGCTGGACAAGCAGCTGGAGCAGCTCGGCCTCAGTTGGGCGGAGCGGGAGTCCTACATCAACCAGCGCTGGCAGACCCTCAGTGCCGAGCTGGACGCGCTGAAGTTCCGCGCGGACAGCGCGCGCGCCGACAATCAGAACGCACTGTATGACCGGGTGCGGGCCGCGCAGCCGCATGCCGCGACGCTCGATGAGCTGCTGTGGGATTACGACCGCAAGGCCGTGATCGAGTTCCAGAAGGCGCAGCGCGACGGCATCACCGATCTAACCTGGCTGGCCAAGGCGCAGGCGGAGGAGCGGCTCAAGATCGAGCGCGACTATGCCGAGAAGTCCGCGGCGATCCGGCAGACCCTGGAAGACCGCATCTTCGCGGCCACTACTGACACCAACACCCTGGAAGGCCAGCTGCTCGCCTTTGACCGGCAGGCCGCGCAGGAGCGGGTGGAGATGGCCAAGCAGGCCGGCGGCGACCTGGTGCTGCTCGAGGAAACCCACGCGGCGGAGCGTGCCAAGATCATCCGCGACTATGCGGAGCAGCAGAAGCAGGCGCTGCTCGATCTCGGCGGCTCTATCCGCAGCTGGATCGACAATGTTCGCGGCAGCGCGAACGCCGGCTTCAGTCCAGAGGAGCAGCTGAAGGCGGCGCAGGAGTCCTTCGCGCGGGATCTGGCCCTGGCGCGCGGCGGCGATCAGGAGGCGCTGGGCCGCATCACCGGCTCGGCCGACGCGCTGCTGAACGCCGGCCGGCAGATGTACGCCTCCGGCCAGGATTTCACCTCGCTGCGGGATTGGGTGCTCTCCTCCATGGAGAACCTGCCCACGGTGAAGTCCTACGACGCGCTGATCCTGGAAGAGCTGCAGAAGCTCGGGGGCGCGGTGAATGTCGAGGTGGAGCTGGCGACCTTCCGCGTCATCACCGAGCAGCTGAACGCACTGCCCGATGCGGAGCGGGAGCTGCTGGTCCAGGCCGAGACGGTGCTGCGCACGGTCGAGGAACAGCTGGGCCGGGCGCTGACCACACAAGAGCGGATGGCGCTGATCCAGAGCGAGACGATCCTGCGCAGCGTCGAGCAGGCGTTGGGGCGGGATCTGACGGCCCAGGAACGGGCGGGGCTGGTGGCCAGCGGCACGGTGCTCCGGAGCATCGAGCAGGCCATCGGGCGCAGCCTGACGGCTGCCGAGGCCGCCTCCCTGATCGACAGCGAGACGGTGCTGCGCAGCATCGAGCAGTCGCTGGGGCGGGATCTGACGGCGGCGGAGCGCGCCGGGCTGGTGTCCGATGGGGCGGTGCGCCGCTCTATCGAGCAGGCCATCGGCCGCAGCCTGACGGCGGCGGAACGGGCCACGCTGGTGGAAGGCGCCACGGTGCGCCGGCAGATCGAGCAGGCCCTGGGCCGCGATCTGACGGCCGCTGAGCGGGCTGGGCTGGTGGAGGGCGGCAACGTCCTGCGTCTCGTGGAGCAGGCCCTGGGCCGCAGCCTGACGGCGGCGGAGCGGGCCACGCTGATCGAGGGGGCGACGGTGCGGCGCCTGGTCGAGCAGACGCTGGGCCGGGATCTGACCGCCGCCGAGCGGGCCGGCCTGGTGCAGACCGAGGTGGTGCTGCGCCGGGTGGAGCAGGCGCTGGGGCGGACGCTGACGGCGGCCGAGCTGGCGAGCCTGGTCCAGGGCGGCGGGATCCTGCGCACCATCTCGCAGATCCTCAACCCGCTGCTGCCGGAGGACCTGCGCGACCTGGTGCTGCCCGGCAAGGTGGAGCGCGACGTCACGCAAAACGTCGAGACCACTGAGACGGTGCAGATCAGCCGCAGCGTGGATGAGAAGATCGGCCGGCTGCTGGGCAGCACCAACGCCATCCTGGGCGACATGCGCGGGCTGCTGGCGCGTGCGGCCGGCGGCGCCGATGGCCTGACCATCCGCCTCGGCAACGACGCCAACGCGCTGTTCCAGGACATGCGGGGCTACCTGGTCACCATCGACCGGCACCTGAACGGCAGCTTCGGCGGCATCGGCGTCAAATCGTCCGATCCGCAGGGCGTGGTGGTGCAGTCGCGCGGCTGGTCGCACCAGAACGGCAACCAGATCGTGAAGTTCGCCACGGGCGGCGTGCTGGGCGACGGCGGGATCCTGATGGGTCCAACCGACATGGTGCTGCGCGACGGCTCGCGGATCCAGGCGGGCGAGGCCGGCGCCGAAGCCATCCTGCCGCTGGACCGGGGGCCGGATGGCAAGCTGGGGGTCAAAGCCCGCATGCCCGCGCTGCCGCCGATGCCGCTGCTGTCGGGCGGCGGCAGCGACACCCGCGCCCTGGAGGCCGAGGTCCGCGCCCTGCGCGAGCTGGTGGCGCAACTCGCCCGCCAGCTGGCCCAGGCGCATGGCCAGGCGCAGCGCACCCGCGAGCAGCAGCTGGAGGAGCTGGAAGACATGACCGAGGCCACACAGCGCGCGGCGGCGGATCGCCGCCCGGTCGGCAAGCGGAACGGGGCGCGCTGATGCCCTGGCTGCTGCGGGCCGAGCCCTGGGATCCGGCGGCCGGCGCGGTGCGGCCGATCTACTACAGCGATGCCGGCTTCACCTCGGAGCCGGTCGACGCGCCGGCTGATACCTATTGGGAGCGCCGCATCGATGTCTCCTACGCGGTGCGTGCCAGCCTGTTCAGCGGCTCCGATGTCGGCGGCGAGGGCGATGTGTCCTATGGCACCATCACCCTCGCCAATGGCGACGGCGCGCTGGATGGCCTGGCCGATCTCGATTGGGACGGCCGGCTGGTGGAGATCCGCTACAGCCCGCGCGAGCGGCCGGCGTGGTCGGATTTCGCCGTGGTGTTTTCTGGCACCTGCGAGAACCTGGTGCCCGGCGATGCGCTGACCATCGAGCTGCGCGACCGCAAGGCGCTGCTCGATGAGCCGCTGCAGCCGGCGAAGTGGGCCGGCACGGGCGGCGCCGAGGGGCCGGAGGCCTACAAGGACCGGCGCAAGCCCCGTGCGCTGGGCATCCTGCGCCAGATCGAGCCGCTCTGGATCGACGAGGCCCGCCTGCTGCTTTGCTACGGCGACGGCCCCTGCGGCGGCGTCCTGGCGCTCCATGACCAGGGCGTGCCCCTGGTGGCCGGGCCGGATTACGCCACGCGCGAGGCGCTGCTGGCGGCCGATCTGTCGGCCTGGGGCTATGGCACCTGCGATGCGCTGGGCCTGATCCGGCTGCGCGCCAGCCCGGTGCGGCCGGTCACCGCCGATGTGCTGGGGGTGACGCGCGGCAGCCCGGTCACGGCCGCCAGCCTGCCCCTGACCGTCGCCACGGTGCCCGGCCGCCGCTACGTGCTGCGGGCGCTGGTCACCCGCACCGCCGGCACGCTGACCCTGGCGGCCAATGGGACAGCCCTGGGCGCGCCTGTAGCGGCCTCTGGCCGGGTGGTGCGGGTCTTGGTGGCGACCGGCACCAGCACCACCCTGACGGCCGCTGGCAGCGGCTGGAGCGGCTCTGTCGCGGCCGTCAGCGTGGTCGAATGGTTGGCCCGCTTCGCGGATCTCGCCCAGGCCGTCATCACCGGCGCCACCTCGCTCACCAGCGCCGATTTCGCCGCCGGCACCGTCGAGGCGCTGAACGGCCTGGCCGGCCAGGCGCTCGGCCTCTGGTACGATGGCGGCGGCGAGACCACGGTGCGCGAGGCGGTCGACCGGCTGGCTGAGGGCGTGGGCGCCTGGTGGGGCTTCGATCCGCTCGGCCAGCTGCGCATGGGCCGCTTCGACGCGCCGGGCACGCCGGCCGTGACCTACACCGAGCGGGATCTGCTGCAGCTGCGGCCGCGCCAGGTGGATCGGCGCCTCAAAACCCAGACCATCGGCTACGGCCGCCGCTGGCGCGTGCTGGCCGAGGCCGACATCGCGGGCGCGGTGACCGGCGATGCCCGCACCGACTTCCGCACCGAATGGCGCACCGAGGCGGCGACGGATGCCGCGGTCGCCGCCGCCTCGCTGCTGGCGCGCGAGGAACGCATGGACACGCCGCTCGACGACAAGGCGGAGGCCCAGGCCGAAGCGCAGCGCCGGCTCGGCCTGTTCGGGCCGCGCCGCTTTGGCTTTGAGGCCGTGGTGCCCTTCGACGGCAGCCTGCGCGTCGGCCTCACCGTGCGGCTGATCGATCCGCGCTACGGCCTCGCCGCCGGCCGCGACTTCGTCGTCATGGATCTCGCCTCCGACGCCAGCCGGGAGGAGCACACCCTGACCCTCTGGGGATAACGCATGGCCAATGTCAGCCTGCTCTGGCGCAAGCCCACCGATGCCGGCGCCTATAGCGGCGGATCCTGGCGGGCGACGCTGCCGCTCGCCAACCTGGTCACCCAGGATCCGCAACAGCTCGCCCGCAGCAGCAACACCAGCAACGCCAGCACGCAATTCCGCATCGACTGCGGCACGACATCCCCACTGATCGGCCAGTTCGTCCTGCTCAACCACAACCTGACGCCGGCCGGGCGCGTGCGCTTCGTGCTGAGCAACAGCCCGACCAATGCCGGCACGCCGGTCTATGACAGCGACTGGCTGCCGGCCTGGGAACCGACCGTGATCTGGGGCTCAATGCCCTGGGGCACCTTCCCCTGGAACGGCATCGACACCACCGCCTATCCGGCCGGCGCGGCGCTGATCCACACCGTGCCGCGCGGCCTCGGCGGCGGTGTACGGGCCTTCGTGGCGCGCTACGTCTTTGTCTATCTCGACGATCCCACCAACCCGGCCGGCTATCTGCAGGCGGGGCGCTTCATGGCGGGCTGGGCCTGGTCGCCCACGGTCAACGCCGCCTGGGGCGCCACGCTGCGCTGGGTCGATCCCTCCGAGGTGAAGCGCACACGCGGCGGCCGGCGCATCGTCACCGCGCAGCCGAAATACCGCGTCTTTGAGATGGAGTTCGCCGCGCTCAGCGAGGGCGAGGCGATGGGCACCGCCGAGACCATCAGCCGCGAGCTGGGCAAGAGCGGCGCCTTCTTCCTGATGATGGATCCGGAAGAGAGCGCCACGGTGCGCTTTCGCCGCAGCATCTACGCCGCCCTTGCGGACACCACCCCCATCGTGACCGCCAGCATGGACGCCTGGACCTGGCGCCTGTCGGCCGAGGAGATCATCTGATGGCCTGGAGCCTCACCATCAACGGGCGAACCTACACGGAAGACGACTTCCAGCCCTTCGCCTATGTCAAAAACTTCCCTGAAATCGTCAGGGATATCGGCGCCGTTGCCCAGGCCATCGCCACGACGCAGGCGCAGGTGGATTCGCTGTATGGCTCGCTGCTGTCGCAGACCTATCCCGTGGTCGCCGTCACCGGCCCGGTCTCGCTGAATTTGGCCACGCACAATGGGCGGATCCTGCTGGTCAGCGGCAGCGGCAGCATCAGCGTGCCCTGGTCGGAGACCGGGCCCGGTTTCTCCTGCCTGATCCTGAACACCCGCACCACGGCGCTGCCCATCACGCCCAGCGGCACCACGCTGCGCCATCCGGACGGACACAGCCGCATCCGCGTCGACGGAATGGCCGCGCTGGTCGGCACGGACGGCGCGCCCGGCCGCCTGCAACTGATCGGCCAGACGGAGGCCTGACATGCCACGCTTGCTCGGTCTGCTGCCGGCGCTCAGCGGCGCCACGGCGGCCCCCAGCGCCACGCCGGCCTATGGCCTGCGCGCGTGCTTCACCACCACCAATCCGCCCGAGGGTTTCGGCGGCATGGCGCGCTTTACGCGCGGCCTGTTCGTCGCCGGCACCCCCGCCATCGAGCCCCGCCTGCAGGCCCGCCCGCTGACCTTTGGTGCCGTCATCGGCGCCAAGCTGGACTTCACGCGCGGCCGCTACCTCATCAATCGGGAGACCAGCTGATGCCCGCCTCCACGGCTTACACCATCGACCAATTGTTCACGATGAGCCGGGCGAGCAAGCGCACGGTCGTTGATGGCACCGGCAACCTGATCGAGATCGCCAACAACACTTTTGGGCTGACATACGACCCTGTCACCCTGAAGCCGCTCGGCTTGTTGCAGGAATTCACGGGCCTGAACTATATCCGCAACCCGCGCGGCGAGGGCCTGACCGTGGGCCAGATTGGTTCCGGCGGCGTCGCCCCCACCAACTGGATTCTGCAGGGCTCCGCCAGCCCGAACACGCGGCACATTGTCGGCTCCGGCGTGGAGAACGGCATCCCCTATGTGGACGTGCGGTTCACCTCTCCGGGCGTGTCCTCTGGCAATGCTCTGGAGATCGTCTTTGAGACGATGACGGGCGGCGCTCCTGTTGTCGTTGGCGATACGGTGACCGTCAGCGCCTACATCAGCCTCCAAAGTGGCACCATCCCGACCGGCACTAATCTCATGGCGCTGTCCATCTCGGAAAACGACAGCACCGGCCTCTATCTGGGCATGCGCCAGGGCTATATTGAAACGCCCCCGACCGGCCCGCTGATCCGCAACCGCATTGAGCGGACGCAAACCATGGTGGCACCAACCGTGGCTTTCGCGCGTCCGCTGATCCGCATCCACCCCGGCTCGGGGGATGCTTTCGACTTCGTCCTGCGCGTGGGCATCCCGCAGCTCGAAAAGAATTTCGTGGCTTCGTCACCGATCATGCCGAATGTCGGGGCACCTGCCGCTGCGACCCGCCTTTATGACAGCGTCCTCCTGGACCTCACGAAGAGCGGCTTCGCCAATATGGGCTCGACCATCATATGGCGCGGCATCATGGACAGGCCCCTGTCTGTTGGCGGCGGCGTTGGCGGGCGCGGCCTGTTCCGCTTCGATGATGGGACGAACAACAACTATGTGAATTGTTCCATGAACACCGGCAACGCGATGACCTTGCGGTGGTGCGTGGATGGGGTCTTTTCGGCCGTTACCCTGGGCAATGTCGTGTTTGGCCAGGAATTCCGGGTCGCCGTCACCTTCGGCCCGAATTTCATCGCGGGCTGCATGAACAACAACAACCCCGTGATCGGCAACATCGTCGGATATCCCGTGGGGCTGAATGTCGGCCGCCTGGGCGCGGACGGGAATTGGGGCAACAACACCCTGTACGGCACCACGGCGCAGTTCGACATCATCCCCAGGACGGTCGCAACGGCCGAGCTGGCCACCATTTCGGCGTGAGGCCCTCGTGATCCAAGTCATGCTCAAATTCCTCTCCCAAGAGGATTTTCGCTCCCGCTACCCCGACGCCCCGCCGCCTGGCGCGGTGTTCGTGGAGTTGGGCACCCGTTGGAACCAGCCGGAAACCGACCACGGCGAGGACGGGGCGCCTGTCGTCCCGCCCGTGCGATTGGACGGGTATTTCGTCATGGCCATAGGCGACGCGCTGCCGGAAGAGCTGGAAGGCCTTGTCGTGCCGTCCCTTCCCAGCGACCCCGTCGTGCCCGGCGAACCACCGCCGGCCGTGCCGCCTGATCCTGGCACGGTGCCGCTGGAGATCACCCGCGCCCAGGCCCGCGTCGCCATGGCGGCCTATATCCTGCCCGATGGCCGCTCGCTGCTGACCGCCACGCGCGAGCTGTTGCAGGCGCAACTGGATGCCACGGCGGCGCTGCCGGATGCGGATCCACAGCGCATCGCCGCCCTCCAGGCCTCCGAATGGTGGACGGCCGCCGCAACCTATCGCCGTGACCATCCGGTGCTGCTGCAGATCGCCGACCTGCTCGGCGTCTCCGCCGCCGAGACCAACGCGCTGTTTCGCGAGGCCGCCCAGATCGTCACCTGATGCGGCCACGGCTGCGAGGACATGCCATGTCGATGTTTAATCCGCCGCCGCCGCTCAGCGATCTGTTGCTGAGCATCCTCGCGGCGGCCGCCGGCCGCGTGACGCTGATGATGCGCGCGGCGCGAGAGGCCACCACCTGGCGCAGCGCCCTACGCACGCTGCTGTGGGAGCTGCCCATCACCGTCTCGCTTGGCCTGATCGGCTGGGCGCTGACCGACTGGCTCAACCTGCAAGGCGGCGCTGCCTTCGTGTTGGCTGCCATGCTCGGCCGCTTTGGTCCCGACCGGCTGGAGCCGTTCTTTGATGGCTTGCTGGCGCAGCTGATCCGCAAGCCCTGAACCGTTCGCGTCAACGCGAACGGGGCCACCCGAGGCGGTGCGTGTCGTTCCGCCCCAGGTGGTCTCAATCAGATCCTGCCTGGACAGTAAGGCTCTGATCCCCGGCGCGCCCTTTGCCTGCTCTCAGGCACAGCCGCAAGGCAAACCTCCCTTCCCCGCCTGACATCGAGGAGATTCATCGGATGGCCCAGGCCAGCACCGATCCCACGCGCGCGCGTGGCTACCGCAACAAGAACCCCGGCAATATCGACTACAACCCGGCCAACAAGTGGCAGGGCCAGATCGGCCAGGAAGCCGGCCCCGACGGGCGCTTTGCCGTCTTCTCCTCCCATGAATACGGCATCCGCGCCCTGGCTGCGCTGCTCACCACCTATTATGACCGCCACGGTCTGCGCAGCATCCGACAGATCATCAACCGCTGGGCGCCGCCGAAGGAGAACCGCACCTCCGACTATGTGCGCCACGTGTCGGAACTGACCGGCCATGACCCCGATGCGGATTTCGATCTGCATCGCTACGAAGACATGCGCGGCCTGGTGGTGGCCATCATTACCCACGAGCTGGGCGGCCAGCCCTACCCGGCCCGCGTCATCGACGAAGGCCTGCGCCTGGCCGGCTTGCGCAAATCCGCACACTCGCTGGTGTCCGCGGCCACCACGCCCGAGGGGCAGAGCGCCATCGGCTGGGCGGGCCTGGCTACGGCGGCCGCGACGGCCGCGCCGGCCATCGAGGCCGTGGGCGGCCTGCCGCCCTGGATC